GGATGTAAACCTGCTACAGATAATAATTTTATTGAACTTTATGCTGGTATTAGAATAAAACTATGTGTTAGAGTTGTCAATAGGGATTTTGATTTTACGTTAATAAGTTGGTCAATAAATGTTTTAAACCATCCTGATGGAAAATTTGGTGACAAATGTGGTATTAGTTTGTGTTTGGGTGTTAGTGTAAAATACATAGTACCATTTTTTAATTTTCTTTTCTTTCAAAAAAGATACTGTACTTTAAGAGGTGGTAAAGTTAATTCTGAACCTTTTGATTTTAGATTTAAATTAGTGGGTGTTTGCACAAGAGCGGAAGCATTAAAGATATTAGGTGGAGAAATAACTGATACTTTATTTTTAGATAAACATAAAAGAGGTGATATTGACATTAAAGTAATGTCAATAAAAAATACAGTACCTGACGCAATTTGTGATAAATTAAATAATTTACCTGTAGGGGATACAACAATATCAACACAATATGATAGTGATAGTGATATTGAATTATTACAAAGCAATAAATATATAAAATATATTAATGATGGTAATTTTGTTGTATTATTGCCACCAAATAGAAAAAAAGTTATTACAAATGAAGAGGGTGATTTAATAGAAGTTGACCCAAATTCAGATATTGGTATATTTACACAATTTAGAGGTTATTTTCTTCTTTCACATAAAGAAGAACCCGATAACCCACCTACAAGAGATAGAACTGCTAGAATTAAACTAAAAATACCACAATATTTTGATTATAACAAAAATCCAATTACTTGGATATGGAAACACTTTACTTTTGATTTTGGTGAGATATATAGTGTAGCACAATATAATGAAGTTAGATTTGCTAATTTTGACAAAAATCAAGAAAGTGGTGATGATGATATGTTAAAACCTGGCAAATTAAAGGGTTGGGATGAACAAACTAATATATTATTTACAGGTGCTTTTAATACTCCTGATGACACATATTCACCATCAACATATAATAGAAATAATAATTCAGACCTTGAATATACATCATTTTATAATCATTTAACTTATCTAGGTATTGATGGTAATTTAGCAGGTATTGATAATGGTGATAGTGATACTACTACTATTGGTGTTGTAGACTTACCAGTTAATATACCAAGTTTTGTTGGATTTTATAGGATAAATGAAAATTCGGCTAATTGGGAAAATGCTAATTTTGCTATAAAGGGTTTAAATATTTATAATTATAACGTGACATATCCAAATGATTATGTTAATCTTTTTATAACAATTTTATTAAATAGCACTTATGTTTCAAGCACAAATGATTTATGGGATTTCCAAATAAAACCAAATCCGACACAATTATCTGAGTTTCAAAATCGTTTTTTAGATACTCAATTATTAGGGCCAAATAATGATTGTTTAGTATCAATTCAAAATTTAGCACCATATCGTAATTATGAAATAGGAGGAAGTGCGCCATATAAAGTTAAATATTTTCAAGTAAGATTTGACCCAATTAATTTTAAAAATTGGTTTTCATTTACAAACAATAGTGAAATAACAAACTGGACTTTTATTGCAGGAAAAGCGTCAGACCCAACCACAGAATATATATCAACATTTTCTAGTATCTATAATACAACAATGTCACCAACATATCATGGTCCTGTAAATACACCATTAGCTATTAAATTTTATCAATCAGATTCAACCCCACCTGTAAGTGACATAATACCATCAAAAGAAAAGTTAGGTATAAACATTTATGATATGATAGATAATAATAAAGATACATATCAATTAACATTTACTATTGAATTAGATAAGAATTTTGTTGTTGATAGTATTGGAGATGTTTTAAATGATGAAGATTGGAGTTTTAGAATAAAAATTTCAGACCCTTCACAAAAAACTGATTTTAATTCATATGGTTATAATCTTTTAGATAGTGATGGTAATGAAGATGTAAATGGTGAATATTTAGTAGTAAATAAAGAAGTTGATGGTAGTAATATGTTTAATTACTTTAGTACATATATTGATGGTAAATTTGTTTTTGTTTTTAGAATACTTGCATTTAATCTTTATTATTTCAAAGAATGGCATCAAAACATACCAGCAGGTTCTTCAGACCCAACAATAACAAATTGGAATATTGAAACAAGAATTAATGCAAATTCTGAAAGAGGTTCAGATAGTACTACATTTTATAGTGGAACTTTTCAAACTTATTATGGTTCTTCAACAAACAATAATTTTCTTACAGTTTAGTAATAAATAATAAATTATGGCAGACCACACATACGCATACGCAATAAAAAATCAATGGTTAAACATGAGTGTTTATTTTATAAACTTTATGTATAATACTTCAAAACCATTTGCAGATACAGCAGTTGGAAAACTTTTAAAAAATCCTGTTTTTAAAGGAGTTGTGCAATTTTATAGATATGCACCATTGGTTTTAAATCCTGTTGGTCTTGCAATAGCAGCAACAGAAATAATTGCAACGAAATATGCTACAGATTATAATAATTCATGGGCAACTGCTTTAAATGATAAATATGTATGTTCACATATTATGACACCAAATAGATTAAAAGATAATAATGACCTTTTGGGTGGTAAACAAAGGAATAGTAAATGGTTTGCTAATGGTGATTATATTCAAACAAAATTTATAAAATTAGATAAAACCGATATTGTTAATTTTTATGGTAATCCTGATAATGGTTTTGCATATGATAAAAGTATGTTAAAAAGCCCCAATAATTATGAAAGAAAAAGTAATATTACTTCAGGAAATGGTCCAGTAAAATTCAACATAACCAATCAAGAAAGACAAAATAATGACCCTGCTTCACCTACTTGGAATGATGATAATCTTTATTATTTTTTAAAATCAACAAACAACAATGATGTTATTAAATTTTTAATTGGTTCGGGAATAATTTAATGGAACACATAAAACCTAATAAAAGATATTTACTTGCTCAAGATGAGGATTTAAATTTAAATATATCATTAAAACAAAATTTAAGTGATGTAAATGAATTTAATAATACGAGAGTTATTTCTTTAGCTGATTTATTTACAAAAGAAAGAAACGATTCAAAGAATTATAGGATTTATGGTAATATAAATTATGTTTCTTTTTTGAGAAATAAAAAAACAATGCCAACTGAAATTGTTGATATGTTTAATGATGATTATCTAACAACAGGTTTTAATTTTGAAGATTATTTTGATATAAAATTATTTAGACTAACCGATATTCAAATATCAAAAACAGCAACAACAAATCCAAACACATCAATTAGTGCAACAAGTTATTTTTATACGGAATTATTAACAGCAATAACAGATGATAATAGTTTTAAATTAAGTTATTTTGGTTTTTCAAGAAATATTTACAATGAAAAACTTTATAATTTTAAATTTGATAATATAAATGTTGACCCAAATAAATTAGTTAGATTAGGTAATGATTTTATTTATGATAATAATGTGTATTTAGGATTTATTCCCAAAAATATGACAACCTATGAAGCTTATGAAAAAGTATTATCAACCGATTATTATTTAAATGAATTACATCCTAATACAATATTCGGATTTTCAATAACAGGTATGACATTGAATATCGCTAATACTATTATAAATGGTACAAATTATAATGCAGCAGAATTTAGAAAATATTTTTATGATAAATTAATTAGTTGTTTAAGTTATTATAATATAAAAATAACAAGTGATAATATTAATAAAAATTTAAGATTTATAAGAAATTATCTTAATATGGGTAATGGTGATTATAATCAAAAAGTTTTATTAGATACAACAAAACCTACTTTAAGTGGTAATACGATTGAATTTGATAAAACAAATTATTTATTTAATGAATCAGTTAAAAAAGAATATATATTACAATTAACATTGGAAGATACATATGTACAAACTACACCATCTGATTTAAGTTTTCAAGATTATCAAAATCTTTATTATTCTTCATTTACATATAGTGTTGTAAATAATACAATAAAGGTAGATTTTTCTTTTGTATATAATCCATTTCATAAGATAGAATTAAAAAAATACCTTAATACAAATGATGTAACATTTGATAATACTTTATCTTTTGTAACACCACCTGATAATGCTATTTATGATAACAATAGATATGTTTGGAGAGATTTAATGGTTTATGGAGACCCAAATAATTATGATTTACCATTTATTAATAATAAACATTATTATTTTAATGATATTAATCTTTATTTAAAACCAAATTTATCAGATAAAAATACTGTTTCATTGCTTAATGATTTTGCAACTAATTTTGAGGTTAGAAACTTTAAATTGAATAGAGCAAATATAAAAATTGCCCCTAAAAGAAAAACTATATGTTAAGTATTACAACACAGGATTTAAGTAGTTACACTTTGAATATTGACATAAATCAACAGCATGATTTTGGCCCAAAAAGTGAATCAATTTATAAATATATTAATTCAGAAATTGAAAAAGTTATTCAAGAATCTTTAGCAACAAATCAAGACCAAGAAAACATATCTTTCAAACCAAGTAAAGATTTTGTAATAAGACCATATTTCAATAATACTGCAACTTATGAAGCAGCAGGTTTTACAGGAACAACAGGAAGAAATAATTATACAGATGAAAGTTTTTATATATTTGATTTATTTGATAATTACTCAAATACAAATCAATTATTACTTTCAAGAAATTTTGTTAAATTAACAAAAATTTATACTGCTACAACAACTGACATAAATTTTTATTTCAAAAAAATCGTTAAAGAACACACGAATATTTATATTCCATCGTATTTTATACCAACAACTGCTGATACGTTTTATTTGAAAATATCTTTTTTTAATGCTTTGACAGGAGACTTTAGATTTTTTGAATGTTCTAAAACAGAACAAGATGCATTAAAAGATTATTTTAAAATAAAAATTAATAAAGTTAAAAAAACTTTTGAGATATTAAACGGTGATGTGGTTGCTATTAATTCTAATATATATAAAATAACTGAAGTAATTGAACTCACAAAAGAACAAAAATTAATAAATACTAATAGAATTAGTAAATTAAGAACAATAAAAAGTAATAAGAAAATAATAACCTCAAGAGGTATAATAATATAATGACAGAATTAATAACATTTTTTTTAGGTAATTTTTTACCAATATTTTTATTCTGCGGTTCTTTAATATTCAGTATTTATGTCTTATATATCTTTATAAGATGTATAATAAAAATTGAAAAATTATCTGAATCACTAACTGAAAAAGAAAAACAATATTTTTATTTAGCAATAACTTATTTATTAACATTTATCATACTATGAAATTTAAAAAAATAATTGAAGAATTAAGAGAATACATCGTACAAATCAACTTTGATGATTTTGTCGATTTATATGTATCATTCCCATCTGATTGGGATATAACACCATTTTATGATGAAAATGAGGTTTACATATTGGAAAACCCCAAAAAGACATTTGAAGATAATGGTAGAAAATATAATATCTATCAATTTCTTTTAAAAAATGTTGAACACACCGATGAACTTTTTAATATTTTGGTTCAAATCAAAAATACATTCTTGGAAAAAGAAAAAATGATTAATGAATTAAATCAAAAAGTTGAACAAGAAAAAAGACAACTTGAAGAAACAATCAGTAAAAAGATTAATTCTCTTCGTGGTGTAACAACTACATCTAAAAAACCTAAAAATGAGATTGTAGAAAAGATTGAAGAAGTGAATGAATTAAAAAACATAGATGATATCATGACTATTTATAATAAATAAGTCATAATGATTTTTAAAGATTCACAAGAGCAACAAAAACTTTATAGGCAAATTAGAGTATCAATAGGTGAACCTGTCCGTGATTACGGAGATTGGGTTACAGAAGATATTATTGATACTCATGTTGAAATGGCTTTAGAAGACTATATCTCTTATTTGGATAATTGGTTAATAGAACAACAATGGTCTTCATTGGAAGGATTAGATATTGGTTCAGCTAACTTTGTAGAAGCATTCACAACAAAATCATTAGATTTTGAAAAATCATTTGCCATTGCATATGGAAAACAAACAGGTATCTCTACATTAGGTGATTGGGAACTTAAAAGTGATTTTGTAACTATTTCAGCTAATACTCAAGTATATTCAATCCCTTCAGGAAGAGAAATCAATGAAGTTCTTTGGTATACACCATCTCAAATTGCAACTAATATTCTTGACCCAATTGGTATAGGTGGTGGTTGGTTTGGCGCACCTTCGGGTTGGTATTATGGTAATACACCTGCACAAACTATGTTACCATCATTTTCACTAATCCTATCCACTATGGATAGATTACAAAAGAAAAAGATTATTCAAAGTGAATTAACATATCGAATAACTCCTGGTCCAAATAAAACAAAAAATTTATATCTATATCCAATTCCTGGTAGTAGAGATGAAATTGTAGGTAAATTTGGTAAAACACAAGATGGTGCTAAAGTATGGTACTTTTATTATGATACATTAGATAATAACCAAAGAGATTTATGTTTAGAAGAGAATGAAGATGTTGTTAAATTACCATCTGATGTTCCTATTAGAATTAAAAAATGGGATAATTTAAATGCACCTTCTAAAAATAAAGTTAGAAGATTAGCAGTAGCATATATTAAAAAATATCTTGCAACCATTTGGGCAAAATCATCAGGTAAAGTTAAACTACCAACAAGGGATGATACTTTGGAGATTGATTACAAGTACTTTGCCGATGATTATGAAAAGGAAAAAGATTTAATATTTAAAGAACTTATTGACCAATTATCAGAATTTACATATGCTAAAATAATGGAAAAGAAAGCAATTATTGGTGAAAACTTAAATAAAGTATTACAATATACTCCACCTCAAACAGGTATAATTTGGAAATAAACCATGAATAGAACTTCATTTTATAATCAAAAAGATTTTGAAGCTGACATTAGAATGTCTAAGGAATATATTGCAGATGATATGGGTATTTCAATATATCTCTATTCAATTAATATAGTTGAATCAAAAAAAGATATATATGGTGAAAGCATGCCAAATGAAAAAGAATTTCTTGGCCCTTACAAACTAAATGTTTATATTTCAATACCACCTAGAGAAAAAACAAAAATTGGCGGTAGTATGTTAGTTAATGAAAATGTTGAAACACTTAAATTAGGTATTTATATTGATGAATTGGAAAAATTAGGTATTGATGTTAAAAGAGGTGATTATTTTTCATATGATGATAATAATACTAAAAGATTTTATGAAATTAATACAGTAACTAATTTAAAAACAGCTAATCAAATGTATAACTATAAAGCATTCTATAATGATGTTACAGCAACATATGTAAAAGATTATAGATTGCCTGATAACTTAAAAAATATGATTTAATATGGAAAATAAAAGTTGTGGATGTGGTGGCACTAAAAAACCATCAGTAATCATCAAAAGACCTAGAAGATAATGGAAAATTTGTTTTTATCAATTGTAATTGGTTTCTGCTCTGCTCAGATAACCAAGGTAGCTGACTTTTCCTTTAATGAAGGAAATATATTAGATTGGTATTATATTTTATTATTAAAATATGTAGAACCAATATCAAAAAAATTAGCAAAACCTCTTGGAACATGCATTAAATGTTTTTCAGTATGGGTTTGTTTTTTTATATTTTTAATATTTTCACTTTATCTTTCTATACCTTGGTATTATATATTTTTGTCACAAGGAATAAGTGCATTTATAATCTATAGAGAGTAAATTTCTCTAGCCTCAAATTTTTTTACATACATCTTAACTAATCTACCTGCAAGAGCATTAGCAGTATCCTCTATTACACCCCCAATGTCAGGTATATCACCAACAATTTTTTCTTGCAAATCTTGTTTTTGGTGAACAAGTTCATGTGCAATTGTTCTTAATACATCAGCAATTTGTCTTTTTTGAAAAATAATATAAACACATTTATCCGTTGGATTATAACCTCCTGTTGTTATATTTAAATGATTTTCTTTCCTCATTAAAAAAACTTGTATGTCATTTGTTATATCTAACTCATCTCTACAAAATTTTAAAAATGTCGATATATGCTTAAATTTAGCAGGATTTAAATCATCAAGTTTTTTTGAGTATGTTATCTTAATCATTTTTTATTGTAAATAGTATAAAAAAAAGGGTGGAATAAATCCACCCTCTTAATTTTTTATTCTAAATTAGATTAGTTAATTGTATCTAACATGAATTCAGAAGGAGAAGCACTTGGTAAACCTTGTACCAATACTTTACCATAGAACCTGTTGTTAACAACTTTCTTCGCATAACGAGTCATGATGCCCATTACAGGTTTGAAGTCAGCAGGGTTAATGGTTTTAGGCATAAGCATCAACGGTACATATGGAGCGTAGATGTAACCTGCGTGGAAGATTGAATCTCCTTTGTGTCCTACAAGAACAACACCAGCAGGAGCATAAGCATCAACATATACTGTGTATCTGTTAGCAACTGAACCAACTTTTTCAATACCTAAAGAGAACTTAGTTTCTTCAGCAGAAGCATCAGTAGCATGGAAGTACTCAAGGTCATTAAGAACAGCAGCAATTTCAGGAGAACATACAACCCAATTTGCACCACCACGAAGAGTAAATTTCATGATACGAGCAGAGATTTGATTAATCTTAGTAATCAACTCTTGGTTGTAATCTTTACGAGTAATTGCAAAACCTGCACCAACATTATTAAATCTTCTATCAAATGCTGCGTAATCAAAAACTTCAACATGTGAAGCAGATTTGCGAAGGTCTCTTAGAATTTCTCTATCAATTTCACCTGAAACAACTTCAGAAAGAAGAGCAGTTAATTCAGCCTCAACATCAATTGAGTGGAAAGCGTTAACGTCTTGCTGAAGTTCAGGAGTGAAGGTAGCACCTAACATTCTCTTTTCAACAGAAACGTCAATGAAATCAAAAGTAAAGGTTACTTGAGGAATTTCAGCATCTTCTTCCATAGAAGAGTATTCTTTCCAAGTAGCAGTAAGGTTAGCAGCAGTAAATGCAGCCGCAGATTTTAAACCTGTAAAAGTACCTGTACCATAAGTATTTGAACCATAAACTGTTCCACCACTTATAGGTGAGTTAAGAATTAACTCAACAATAATAAAATCAGTTCCTTTAGCAACGATTTCTTTTGCATAAGCTTGCATTGGAAGTCTAAAAGGAATTGGGTCACCTGCTGCAATGATAGTTGAACCATCAGCCTGAGAAGTTAAAGCAGAAGTTGCTGTAATTTTTAAACTCATTAAGAATGATTCAGTATCAACAGGATTACCAATTGGGCCTGATAACTTACCTTCATTGGTAATAGTAAATCCTGAGAATTTAACTAAAACTCTTGGTGAACCATTTGCACCACCTGGAGTACCTGAAACGATTGTAGCAGCAGCAATAGACCTAGGATTAACTCTACCTTTAGTTCTGTCAAAAAGACCACCAATATCATCAAAATCACTACCATTATTGTAGAATGAATCATACAATGAAGTGGTTTGGTAAGTAGTACCTGCTGATTTTGCATAAGGGAAAGTTGAATTATAGTTAGCAGCAGCATTAGAATAAACACCATCAAATGCACTATGTTGGGTGTTATTGTTAGTTCTAACAGAGATTTTAGGGTTAATGAAATACAAACGACCAATTGGCATATTCATAGCCTGAACTGATACGATTTCATTTGCAAGCAATTTTTGGAAAACTCGTCTGATGATTGGAAACGCAACTGTCTCAAATGAACCTGAAGATGTAGCATCAGTTGATTCATTGATTAGGTAAGACGCTTGGTTCTCATATAACTGAGCGATGTTTTCTGCCATAGACCCCTCAAGGCCATCTAGCAATCCGAATTGATTCCATTTTTCGGTAATCAATTCACGTTGTTCACGAAGTTGCTTGTACTCCTGTCCAACTTTTCCTGAATTTAAAATTTCGGTAATTCCGTACATAATTTTTTTTGTTTAATTTAAATAGTAAGAAAAATTCTGTTTTTTATTTTTTCTTATTAAAATTATAGTTAAGTAATTGTTTAAACCTATTGGATTCATCATTTTCGTTCATTAAGTTCTTTTCTCTAACAACTGCATTGTCAGTTCTATGAACTTTACCAACTTTATTTTGTACTGATTCATTCAACATTGAACCATCTTTAACTGTTTGCCCTTTTGCAAACTCATTTGTTAATGAAATATAAGTTTCTTTAATTTGTTCTTTAGTTTGTGCGTTTGAGAAACGATGAATAATTTCTAATTTTTCGTTTTCTCTTAAAGGATGCTCAAGTAAAAACTTGTTTACAAATCCTGCTTTCAATGCACTAATTGTTACATCATAGACTTTATTCTCTAATGATTTAACTTTATTCACAAAACCTTCATTTAAGGCTTTATTTTCTTGTTTAAGTTTTTTAACTTGTTCTTGTAATGTATAGTCACCATCTTCTTGCATTGGTTGACCTTGTGCTTGACCTTGTGGTTGTGCTTGTGTTTGCCCAATATTTTTACTTGCAAGTGAAATATTACCACCACTTCTAATTTGATTAGTAAGTGTCATAAGCAAACTAGCAGCAGGTAATGGTTGTTTTCCTGCTTTTTGAAGTCTAGAATTTAAAGCACCAACTTGTTTACCCAAATTCATTGCAAGAGTTTCAAGTTTTTTAACTTCATTACTAACTTCAGCACTATTATATGCTTGTCCAATTTCGGCAGCATATTTACCAACAGCTTGTTTAGCTGTTGAACCAAGTTTACTAATACCAGCAGCAGCTTGTCCAAAAGCACCTTTTAAGCCACTAAAAAATTCATCAAGTTGTTCTTCATCTCCATCCATCATTTCTTCTTCAAGAATTCCTGATTGACGATGAGGTCTACCACTAGGGGGCATAGCACCTCGATTACCACGGTTTTTCTTGGTAGCATCATTTCTTAAACTTGATTCTTCCATTTCATCTGCTTCCATTTCAGAAATCATTCTTTCAATATCTTCTTCACTCGAAAAATCATCTTTTGGGCTATGCATTTTACCTTGATGAGAACCTTTCGATTCCATATCATCTCCATCAAGCATTTCTTTAATTTCTTCAAGTTCTTCCATAGTAAGGTCTTCAAACATATCTTTTTCCATAAAATCATCATTACGATTTCCTTTATTTCTTTCCATACCCATTTTACCTCTCATACCCATTCCTCTTTCCATATCCATTCCTTCTTCCATATCCATGTCAGCAAGCATTTCATTAAGTTCTTCATCAGTTAAAGATGGTGGTTCACTTTCAGGGAAATTAACTTCATAAAGAGTATCTTCTTCATCCATGTAATTCATTTCATCCATGCCATACATTTCATCCATGCCATACATTTCATCCATTTCATCCTCATCTTCTGGCTCATCCGCTTCATAGTCATCATCATCTTGTGGTTCATCCATCCAACTACCTTCATGCTCATGACCAATATCAAATCTATCTTCATATGCTGAATCAGGGTCAGGTGCATAAAAATCATCCTCTCCTTCTTTGACAATAAAGGCATCACTTTCATTCATATTGTAATATGCCTCAACAAGTCTATTAAAACTAACATCTCTTAAATCTTTAAGAGCCTCTTTTCTATTATTTTTCATATTTTTATTTTCATTTATTTTTTTAGGATTTTTAAAATCTGGTCTTGGGTCTTTAATGCCCTTAGAAAGTAAAGTTTTTAAAGCAACAACTTTGAAGTTAGGGTCTCCATCGTAATCAGAAAGTGCATCTTTTGCATCAGATTGAGATTCCCATCCGCTTACTGCTTTTTTCTTTTTTTCATCAACAATAAACCATTTATAATTATCTACATCCTTTAAGTAAGAAGCATCAACACTTTTTTTATTTTTTGATTCTGCTAATACTTTATCATCAACTTCAACATCCATGAATTCATCATCTTCATCATCTTCATCGGATTCTTCATCATCGAATTCAATATCAGTATCTTCTAGTTCTTCTTCATCATCTTCACTATCTTCTAGTTCTTCTTCACCATCTTCAGTATCTTTTACTAATTTAAGACCCATTCTTTCAGCAGCATCTTTTAAATCTTCTAAAGACATTTCTTCATCATCCATAGATTCTTCTTCATCATCCTCAGATTCATCATCATATTCTTCCTCAGAAGAATCATCTTCAGATTCTTCATCATCATACATACCTTCAGAATTTTTAATTTCGGCTAAGATTTCATCAAGAGTTTTTTCTTTTGGTTCTGTTAATTTTTCTAACATTTCATCTAAAGACATTTCTGGTTCTTCAGGTTCATCAATATTAAATGGTTCTTCATCAGATTCTTTATCATAATCATCAGATTCTTCATCATAATCATCAGATTCATCTTCATCATAATCATCAGATATATCACCAAACTCACCAACTTCTTCAGAAATTAATTTTTCAAATAGTGCAGCAGATTTTTTTTCTAGCAAGTCAGCACTTTCATTAATCAACTGTTCTTTGGCTAATTCCAAAGATTCGTTTTTGATATTTTCAAGTTCTTGCAAACTGTCTTGCAATAAAGATTTTTTATTACTCATTTTATTTTATTATTCATATTTAATTAGTAAAAAAATTAGTTACCAATAATTTTTCTTATCGAATCATCATATTTTTTTACATTATTGTTTGATTCTTGAACAGATTCTTTTAATGTATCATCTTTTGTTTCTAAAAATAGATAAGCATTAGGTGTAGAAGGTGTAGCAACAAGGTCAAAACATATAAGTTCAAAATCATCTTGAACAATATTTTTTCCACCTACTTTTTTTACACTACCTAACCCTCTTGATGAAATACCAAGTTTAAGATTTCTTTGTAAATAAAGAGCAATCTTATCGCCAATGGTCCAACCAAGACCTTCTCTTAGAAATGAATCACTAACAATAATATCAAGTGTTCCATAAACAGCATTATTTGACCACCATGTTTTTGCAATCCTATGAGAAATGTTTTGTAATGATATTGTAACGGATTCGGGGTGGTCGGCTTCATTAATTGCAGCATAGTCATTAATTAATTTTTGATATTCATTTATTTGTTTTTCTAATATTGCTCTAGGATATACCCTTCCATTTCTATTTAGCACATCTGCTTCTTGAAGTTTGCAATCAATATAAAAATGACCATCAAAGTCATCTCTTTTTGCTCTAAGGTTTAAGTCCTCAAAAATTTTTCTATTACGATTTGTTAAATCGCTACTTATAAGACCTGCATCAGTTTCTACTAGTAAACCGTACCCTTCTTGTCCTTCTGTTAGTAGTTGTATATTACTCATTACTATTATTTGAATTTAAATTTTTAATTTCAAAAAGTTTGGACAAATTATTTAATGCTGTATCGTTTGTATATTCTAAGGAGTCAATGAAATTAAAAGATTCCGATAATACTTCTGAACTAATACTATCTTTTTCTTTAAGCAAGAAATTTTTTGTACTTTTTTTATAATTTTCAAATACTGTTTTTTTATTTTTTTCATCACCTTTAATAAAACTTGAAATAATTTCCATTTCATCTGTTTGAAGGTTTGAAAACTTTTCTTCTAATTTTTTCTTGGCTAATAAAAAAATATTATTTACATTAAATTTTTTATCGGTTTTTACTAATTTTTCTTCCTCTTTCCTTGTTAATGATTCAATTAAAAAATTAACTGATTCATGTAATCTATTAACATTAGTAACTTTTTTGAAAACACTTTCATTTATAACATTCTCAATGTTTTTATTTAGTGTAAGTTTATCCTCAGATAAATTAATTTCTTTAAGGTCAAACTTTTCAAGTTTTTTGTTTTCTTTTAGCAATTCATTTTTATCAATCTTAGATAAAGCAGAAATATTAGCCTCAATAAATCTCAAAGATTCATTATACTCAAGATTTGTTTTTCTTAAATTCTCATAAATCGTATATTCTAACATTAGAATTGGTGAAGATTTAACTGTACCTAAAAAAGATTCATAGATTTTTGTATACTTAGTAGTATTATCAATTAAATCTTGAGAATATGCTTTATTTAATTTTGACTTGACATTACCAAAATTTACCATTTTTTTCTTGTTTAATATAAATAGTATAAATTATTATTCTTTTAAGAGTTTATCCAATTCATTAGTCTTTTTAATTATTTCTTCACTTAAAAAACCTGCACCACCTGCACCACCTCCTGAAGGAGGCGCACCACCACCTAATTCAGGACCGCCACCCATCGGAGGCGCACCACCACCTAATTCAGGACCGCCACCCATCGGAGGCGCACCGCCACCCATGTCAGCACCACCACCTAGTCCACCACCTAAACTATTGTCTATTTGTTGTTCAGCACCTTGTTGTGGTTGTCCTTCCATTTTAAAACCTGCATTCTTATACTTAATCATTTTATCCATGACACCTGAAGTTTTAAGAAGCATTCCTGCACCTTTAACCTCTTCACCAATTTTAGATTCAAGCATTTGTTCTTGAAGGTCATTAATAATATCTTCTTCAGACATATGGAAAAATTTCTTTCTAGCCATAAGTTCTGACATTGGTTTTAATCCTGAATTCTGATTTGGAGTTGTTGCTTGTGCGTATACTTCTAACTTTGACTTCCAAATCTCAAGTTGTAATAAATCAGAAGCGGTTGATGGATTATTAAGTGATAATTTAAAATCATCAATATATGATTCATAATCACCACCAAGTAAACCTAAATGTACAATTGCTATTTTATTAAGTTCACCAAGTAATGCTTGTTGAATACGATTTACTTTTCTTGCAAAACGAATATCAAGCATTGATAAGTTTTTACCTTCTCCTGATGCTTGGTCAGATGAAAAACCAAGCAATGTTTTATGAATACCTAATCCTGTAAATAAATTATCACGAAGATAATTAATATCTGATATAGCTTCAAGATTAGATGCTCCTGGAAGTGTATCAACAAAATTACCTGAAGTATTACCTCTATCTGCTACAAAGATATCTTCATCCATTGAAGCAATATTATATTTAAAATTGATATCACCTGTTTTAGGGTCAACCAATTTCTTTTTCTTTACATTGTTTGCAAATGCTTCAAGAATTTGTGGAACATCTTCAGGAGGAACATTACCAACAGGTACTTTATATATTCTTCTTTCTGCTGCTCTTGTGATACGATAAACCATCATCGCATCTTCCATCATAAAAAGTTGTTTGTAAGTTCTTCTTACTTTTTCATAAACACTACAACCATATGGAAGTCTATCACCTGTACCTAATAATCTAAAATGTGCTACTTGATAATCCAAATATTCTTCTTCACCACCTGAGTTAGGGTCTTTATATTTAAAGAATGCTCTAAATCTTTGTTTTGAATCGTATTTTTCATTTCTCTCAACAAATTGTGATGCAAGTTGTCTAAAATCAACAACACCTCTATCTTTTGATAATTCAAGGAATACGAAATTATCTCCATATTGGCACATATTTCTACACCAATAAAATAAATTAGTATTAACATCCATAACTTTATAAAAGAACCTTTCAAGTTCTTTTTTAACTTTATCAGATGAACAATAAATATTTAAGATTTGACCTGTATCGCTTTTAGTTGTTGTTGCTTCTTCAGAAAGTAAATCAAGTGCTGCTCCTAAAATTGGATAACCATCCATTGAAAGATAATCATAGTAGAGCATCATTCTGCTCGACTCGTACATTAATTTTCTTTGGTCGTTACCTTTATCAATTTTAGTACTTTGATTTCTATAAAATTTTAAAGCACCATCTTCAACAGCAGTTTTTGTCGCATCATCTTGAGATGCCGCTTTAATAAATTGTTTTTCTTGCGGTGGTTCAAATCTATTATTTGTTGCATCTAGTGCATCAGTTGCTCTTTTAAAGAAAGTATTAATATTTGAAAATAGACCTTTATTATCTTCTGCCATAATTAATTAAAATACGTTTTTCTTAAATAGAAATAAATATTTTATCTTACAAAGATAAATGGGTTATTATTTGTTCTTGGCTTTTCATGTTCAGGAAATGGGTTAGCTTGACCATTTGTGTACCAATCTTTTGGTCTTGCTGCATCACTTATTCTTTCATAATTTTTATCTTGACCATCTCTACTTATCATTTTTTCTTGGAAATCTCTATTGGCTTCCATAAATTCATCACCCTTTCTTACAATTGCTGACTTAGCATAGTTAAGATAAATATTCAATTCATTTCCAATAGTTTTTGAATGCATATAAACTGCAAATAACATACCTGTAGCAATCAACAAGTCATCATGTGCTGAACGCATATGGTCATATCTATTTGTATTATCATTGAATACGAAAGTTTTAATCTCACTTAACAATCTTATTGAATAAACCAATGCTTCACCTTCTCTTAATCTTCTTTCAAACTCTCTTAAAACATAATCACGGATAGCACCATTTTTCATTGTAAAACCTGGTTGTAGTTCTCCTCTAGCAAATGATTTTAATTGTATTTTTAAATCATTTTGTCTTGGTCTATCATAGTGTATTTTTTTATATTTATTATTAATTAAATATCTAACAACAGATATACCCCAACCACCACTCACATCGACAATAACATATGCATTATTATATTTTTTACCATAATCTAAACATAACTCACCCATTACTTCAAGTGGTACTCTTGATTGATATTCAGCCACTTGTATTAATAACATATTTACTGCATCATTCTTAAATATTTGAATAGTTGAATAGTCACCATCACCACTACCTTTTGCAACGTCACATGATAAATAATAATCATATCCCACAATTGGGTCTTCCCAAACCCAAAAATTATTATCATATTCAGTTCTAATCGGTTGTTTACAAGCTTTTTCAACTCTCATAATAGTTTCCTCATCAACAAGGTTACCACCTGAACCTAAGAACTTATTCTCTAACTCTTGAGCAATTTTTCTTGGGTCATTATTGAAAGTTTGACACATATCTCTAAACCAAGAAGAAGAAGGTTTATAACCTTTTGCTTTTAATTCATTGTACTTTATAGCTTCTTTTTCCTCAATAAATTCATCACCTCTAACCCAAATTAAATCTTCATTATATCTTGGGTCTTCATACCAATTAATTTCAACAACTTTAAAGTTATTCCTTCCAGTTCTTGCTCCTTCATAACGAGCATAATATGTTGGGTCAAGTCCTCTTGGTGTTGAATTTAATATAATCTGTCCACCTGCTGACATTGTACCCGATGCAGATGACATAAACTCTTCACCTTCTTCAAGGAAGGCTGCTTCATCTATAAAAAGTATATCAGGAGTAAAACCTCTTAGACCATCGGCAGATGCAGCAAAAGCCTGTAATGTTGCACCATTGTTATAAATCTTAATTTCTTTTGTATCTGATTCAGTAGGTATCCTATTGAATATTTCTTTTGGAAGATTATTGATAATGGATGCAATCTGATAGAAGATACTTTCCTTTGCAAGTTTCAACTTGTTAGCTGCAACTCCAACTTTAATATCTTTTCTAAATATTAATGAATGTGCTAAATATAAACAAGTTACAGTAGTAATACCACCTTGACGATACTTAGCAACTAAAACCCTATTACTTTCTTTGTATTTTTCTAATACTTGAATTTGTTGTGGTAACAATTCAAAATTAATATATTGTTGTTTTTTCTTATCCCAAACTTTACAATATTTTCTTGCAAAGTACTCTATATCAATAGCGCACTTTGCGTATTCCATCATTAACTCATGTTTAGTCATAAGACTTTAGTTTAACTAGTGAATTCTATGTCGTTAGTTCTCAAAACTTCACGAACATTATAATATAAATCACCGTATCTAAAAATAATAAGACTCTTATTAAGGGATGACATTTTTCTATAATCCTCAACTGATTCCCAAGCAAGAGCAACAACACCAAATACAGCATCAAGCATTCTGAATTCAGATGAATCAACAATGCAATCAAACTCAATACTTTTTGATGTAACTTCCATTACTTTTTTGATAAATCCTTTTCTTGGTGGATATACACCCAAATCACAAGGGTCTTCCCATTGAGGTCCAATACAATCATCAGGATTGTTTGAAAAGATGAATTCTAATTTTTGTGAACCACTATGTGTTTCACCAACAGGATTTACATAAACTAATTTTAAATCCTCTTCTTGAACCTTAATAGGTTCGATATTGATATATTCTTTTTCCATAAAAACTAAAAATAAATTATTTTTTCTCCAAGAACCTTGTGAAAAAATCGTCTAACTTTTTAGTATGTTCATTCAAGTTTTGAAGTGTTGCTTCTAACTTAGTAATAGCTTCTGTATTTTTTTGAATCATTATTTGAAACTTTTCATTATTTTCTTTTTCAGAATCAAATAATTCATCAATTAATTTATTTATTTTACTATCAGAACTTTCTAAAATTGCGATTCTTGTCTTAATTTCATATACATCATCGCCTATCCTATCAAAAGTATCTTTTTGAAGTTTTCTTTCTTCCTCTAAAGCATTAATTTTATTTTGTAATACAGGTATTATAAATACATAAGTTAATATTGTACCAACAATAGCCGATAGTCCTGTAAAGATTAATTCTGTTACAGGGAATGCTTGTAATAGTATCAATAATGTAGTTAACATATTATTTTAATTTTCTTTTAATTTGTTCAATTAAAATATGTTTTTTTCTTTTGATAAGTTCTTGTTCTAATTGTTCTCTAAGTAATTGTTTAGCTTCTTTTTTAAGACTCCTTAAAAAGTTTTCATCTAATTTTTCTTCACCTTCCTCTTCAGCAGGTTCTTCTTCAGCAGGTAATTCTTCAGGTGCTTCTTCAGCAGGTAATTCTTCTGTATCATCAACTTTGATGGATTCTTGAGAACCTCTTATTTTTTTAATAAATGAATCAACAACATTATCACCAACTTCTTTAAAACCTTCTTTACCAATTGCACTAATAACGCTGTTCATTACATTCTTAATGTCTTTTACATCAAATGCTTTTTGGTCTTGAAGAGTATTAATTACTTGTCCAAGTTTACCAACAGCTTCTTGAAATTCTTTTTTAGGGTCTTCTTCTTCAACAGGTTCTTCAGCAGCAGGAGTTTCGGCAGCAGCAGGTTCAGCAGCAGGAGTTTCAGCAGCAGGAGTTTCAGCAGCAGGAGTTTCAGCAGCAGCAGGTTCAGCACCTGCTTCAGGCTTATTCATATTATCTAAAATTTCATCAGATATAGCTTCTGGACTTTCAACACCTTGACCTGAAGGTGTTGTATCTACAGGTGCATCAGCAGCAGGTGCTTGACCACCCATATCAGCAGCAGGTGCTTCAGCAGGAGGCAATTCGCCACCCATATCAGCAGCAGGTGCTTCAGCAGGAGGCAATTCGCCACCCATATCAGCAGCAGGTGCAGCAGGAGTTGCAGCTTGGTCCTTTTTTGTATCTAAATCTTTTAAAAGTTTATCTTGGTCAGTTTTACTTACAACTTTTTCTTTTGGCGTTTCTTCTGTTTCTTCCTCTTCTGCTTCAGTTAATAATCTTAATTTATGTGCATTATTTTGTGCCTCACAAATAAATGTTAACTTATTTACTGCTTTTTGAAAATTATTATATTTTTCAATACTAAAATTAGAATTTAACCCATCTAAATGTTTAAAATCAATAGGATTTTCACTTCCTTGTTTTACTGTATATTTAAGGTAATAAGATTTATTTTCGTGAATAATACCAAAAGTTTTACCATCTAAAGTTTTAACAGTCTTTAATAATGATGGTTTTAATTCTACTTTTTTAGAACTATCAATAGCCAATCTTTTAAAGTTTTCAGCAATCTGTTCTTTAGTTGCTACTTCTCTTTTGATACCACTTGCGTCTGCCCTTTTAATCATTTTTTTATTTAGTTTGATTTTTTTTATTATTTATTAATATCTTCTCCTTCTGTTTTCAGTTAATTGTGGTTTAGAAATCATATCTATACCACTTACTAAAGCAGAATAATAATCACTTGGCTCTTGACTATCCAATTTATTGATTAATTCAATAGCTTTTTCTATTTTTTCAGGTGAGTTTAATTTATCCTTTTTAATAAAATCACCCAACATAGCATTTAATCTATCGAATTCTCTACTATTACTTTTAATACCTAATTTGACTGCAACATCAGTTAACTTATCCGTTGGATTATCAAAAAATTTCATACCAAATTGTCTAAATCGGTTGTCCAATGCATCACTACCCCTTTCTCCATAACCAGTTGGGTTACTTACACCTGCTTCTCTCAAGCCTTTTCTTTTTATTTGCTTCTTTAGCATTTCATTTTCTCTTTGAAGTGATTTAACACGTTCTTCAAGAACTCTTTTTTTAGTTTCACTAAACACATCTTCAAAATTAAGGTTATCACTTCTTTTAATATAACCTTCTCTAATCAGTTCTTTTTTAGCTTGAACGAAATTTTCAAATACCAATTTTTTGAATTCCCTTTCTTTCATAAGATTTTTTTATTATAATTAGTTAGTTTTCATAGAAAACAAATTATTTACTATTTCTTTTTTATTATTTTTTATTATATCAAACACTCCTTTGTTTCTTAATACTTTAAAAACAAGATTATCAACAGAAAATTCACCCTCTTTTTGTGTTGCTTTTTTTCTATCCGTTCTCATTTTTTCAAATACTTTGTTATATGCCTCAACCTTTTTTATTGAATCATCCATCATTGATATTTTATTTAAAATATCTAAATATTTATTCACTTTTGTAGTTATTAAATGTTTTTCAACTTGAGGTAATTTATATTTTGGTTTTTTAATCCATTTATTATTAAGCAATGAGTACATAGAACCCATACCTTTATCATCAAGTTCAGAAACATCTTGAACATAAATTTCAACAGGAAATCCATTTACTTTAATTTCATTGGAATCAGCCCAAATACTTCTTTTATTACTAAAGAATTCTTTTGCAAACTCATCATCATTAGTTAATTTTTTATAATCAATTATAAGATGTAAATCAACATCAGATAAATTTGTATAATTATAATTTGCTAAACTACCTGTAAAAATTACATCTTTAAGTTCAACACCTAAATCTAATTGTTTAAAATAAAATTTAGCAAGATTTAAAAGATTTTTTCTAATGCCACTTTTTAAATGATTATTTAACCAAAATTGTGGATTTAAGTTTTTATGATATTCTATTTCAATATCTGATTTTAATTTTTTTGGTAATGCTTCTTCTTCAATCGAAGAATCATTTATCTCATCAAATGAAATTATATCACCATTTTTCATTGGTATAAAAAAAGCATTCATGATACCTTGACCATCATTAGATACATATCTATGATACCCATCTAATAATTGTTTTTCTCCTGTACTTATATCAACACCAACAGTAATAGGTTTATTTGAAGGTTTAAATGTCTTATCATTTTTTAAAGTATTTTTTGCAATCTCAATTCCATTATCAAGTACTTTCAAATCGCTTAAATTAACTTTACCAATAGTATGTTCTCTATAACCACCAAAACCTATATTACTTATTTTTTTCTTTCTCTTTAACTCTATTGGATAATTTAAATTTTCTTTTAAAATTTCATCTGCTAATATTATACTAACAGCCCAATCAACATTTCCACTCTTACCCTTTTCTAATACTTCTAAAGTTGGATTTTGATTTTTAACACTAATCAATCTAGTTTCTAATTGACCTGCATTATCATAAATTAAAGAAATAACTTTTATTTTTTCATCTCCAAGTTTATATGAAACTGAATAATTGTCCATATCAATTTCAATACTATTTAGGTCTATAGAAATATCTTTTGTTTGGTCTTTTAATTTTTGTCTTAAATCGGCAAAATCTTTACCACTAATTGTCTGAGGTTGTTGTGATTGTTGCATTTGAGGTTGTTTAGAATCTGATGCAACAAAGAAACTTTGTTTATAAGAAACATCACGACCACCTATCTTAAATGTAATAACAGCAGATTTATCAACAACTTTATCACCCTCTTCATTATTATAAATTATATCAAGTTGTTTAGCAACACCGTATTTATTTTTTAATCTATCAACCAATCCATCTACTTGTTCATCATGTCTTCTTTCATAATTACTACCAATTGAACCTCTTGTTGTAAATTCAGTATAAGCAATTCCATCGGTAGATTCAACTATATCACAACTAGCCTCAGTTATAATTTGATTACCTTGAACATATGTACTTATTTTTATATTAGATACATCAGCTTTTTTTCCTTGATTAAATTGTTTTTTTAATTCATTATTAACTACTTGTGAAAAATCAAGTTCACCCATTTCTTTTAATCTTTTTGAACCCAACGCACCATGAACTAAATCTAAATCAGGGTTTGATATTGATTCAGAACGACTAAAACTTACTTTTTTAGGTAATTTATCTTGATTTTGCTGTTGTTGTTGTGCTATTGGTATAGCTTGATTGCCTTTACTTACTGATGGATTTCCCATCAAACCTAAACCTAATGCTGCTGTTACAAGAGATTTAGCAATTGCTTCTTCCAACTTTGCTTTTTTAAGTTTTGTGTAATACTTTGGATTTTCAGCCAAATGGTCTGAAGCAATTTCTTTTGCTTGTTTTTTATTGTCAGTATGTTCCATTTCTGTTTTAATGCCCAATTTAAATTGAGACATTAAATCTTCAATAGGCACACCATGTTTTTTAGCTATTTGAGGCAATGTTAATTTATCTGCTTTACCACCTTTCATTTGAAATATCGTATTTTATACATATAATTAGAAAAAAACTATTTATAATAAAATTTTATGTTTAGATTTAATCAAAAAACAGCAAATAGGGAATCTAGTGAAGTTAAAAAATTACTTTCAATAATGAAAGGAATTAAAAAATCAGGTCAAAGCAATGTTTCTTATTTAAAGGAAGCTGAAGACCCCACTCTTAACATGCCTGTTGATGCACCTGAAGATAAAGCATTATCAAATCCAACACCTGAAGAAAATGCAAAAACTACAGAACAAAGCGAGTTTGAAAAAGCAACTAATGATTCAAAAGTAACCGAAATGTCAGATGAAATAGTTAAAGGTGAAAAATTTGATGGTAAGTTAGAATTTACATATGATGTTGGAGAAGAAAAACCAACAGTTAAAATTAGTGATGAACTTGAATTAGATGATGATGCTATTGCAACATTACAAAAAATTAAAGAATATTATCCTACTTGGAAAAGCGAAAAGAAGAAAGAAGAAAAATAAATGTCACCAAATACTAGAATTATTTTTCTTTTACTACTTGTTACAAGTATACTTTCTTATTTTTTATATGTTATAAATGATAAGACAGAAAAATATACTGAAGAAGTACAAACAATTAAAAAAGAATCTAGTGATTTTAAATTTAAATATCAAACTTTAAAAAGAATAAATGATTCTATGTTTATTTTAATTGATAAACAAAACGTAAAAATTATTACATTCCAACAAAAATTAAAAGATTTAGAAAATGATGAGAAAAAAGTTAAGTCTATTATTGACAATATTGATGATAGTACCCTTTATAGGTTACTCTCAGAAACTCCATACTAACACATTAAAACCTGTATCATTTACAAAAGTAGATGGTAATGTTATTTATGGTTTTAACTTTCTTCAAACAAGATATCTATACGAAACAAAATTATTATATGATATTTCTGTAAAAAAGAATCTTTATAAAGATTCCATTATTGTATCACAAGACTCTATTATAGATAATTTAAATATTATTAATAAATCAACAAGTGTTTTATTGGATACTTGTAGTAAAAGATATGATAAAAGTGTTAATTTAAATATTAAACAAGAAGAGTCAATCAATAAAATGCAAGATAAAATTAATAAAAAGAATATTATAATCTCTTTTTTGGGAAGTTCAACTATATGTCTTACATTATTTTTATTGCTGTTTTAAACAGCATCACTCCAAGTTCCTTTTCTATTCCAAAGAACTCTGAACAAATTAGTTAAAGTTTTAACAGTAACTTTCTTTATTTCTTCTTCAGTAAATTTATCTTTTACCACTTTTTTTAATTCCTTTTCAATAAAAGGTTTTAACTCTTTGATAATTTCTTTTTTTAAAGATTCTGTGTCTTTAGTCATTTAAACTTTAATATAATTAGTTGTTTTTAACTATTTAATAAAAACCTTTAATGGAAAAACAACAATTACAACCTCAACCTATTGACACCAGAGTTAATACAGTTGCTAAGAAAAAAAAGCGTGAATTTAAAAACCGCAAAACATTTTCTTTGAAATCAATGGAAGAATTGGTTGACAGAGTTTCATTTTTAAAAACCAAATATGATACATTAGCGGTTAATGCTCAAGAAAAACTAGGGTATCATTATAATGAAATCTTGAACATCTTATTATTTCATAAATATGTAAAACCAAATAAGAAATTATTTGATATGTATAAAAAGATTAAAGATGCTGTAAATAAAGGATATGAATTTGATAAAAAGAAAAAAGTACAAGAAAATACAATGGGAAAAATAATTAAAGAAAGCAAAAATACACATTTTGCAATTAACAAAAATACTAACAAAATTCTAGAATCTTGGAATTATGAAGGTTATGACCATGATGAATTGAAAACATATAAGGATGAGTATTTTACTAAAGATATAATAACAAAATATCCATTCTTAAATGAAAATGATGTTACTGTTGTAACAAAAGAAAATCTTTATAAAAGAAATTTAAATGAATCATTAAAAAAGAATTGGGAAAAATATAACTTTACCCATGTCGCTTTACTAAAAGAAACAAATCATATCCTACATGGTTTTAATTATTCAGATATAAGTCAAGAAGAATTAAATAATAATAAAAAAGAATTTTTCTTAGAAGAAATCTCAAGAGTTTATGGTTCTGAAATTGAACCTAAAGATATTAAAATTGTTAAAGTTGAAAAACTTAATAATCTAGGTATTAATGATTCATTAAATGAATCTAATTGGGTTGGGTTAATCAATGAAGCATATTACGGAAGCAAAATGGATGAAATGATTGATGAAGAAATGGATGATAACATTTATGAATATGAAGTACCAGATTGGGCATTGAGTGCATTGATTAATGGCGATGTTAGTGGATTAAGTGATGAAGATGAACAAAAATTAGACAAATTTATTGAAGAAGTTGTATCTGAAGTTGGTAATGCTAATTTTTATGGTGGTAGCGAAGAAGATGGTTTAGGTTTTAGAAGAAGTAATGATATTGATAATCTAGGTTCTGAAGTCTACAAAGTATATGTTAGAAAAGATACTATTGATGAAGATTTTGGTGGTGATGTTGGAAGTGCATTTCCTAATGGTGGTATTCCTGTAGCAAATCCTCATTATAAAGTTTATGGTGATGGTCAAAGGAGAGGATTTAGTCCGAAGAAAAATCAAAATATGTGGGATGCTGAAAATATGCTTCCTAGTGTAAAAAGAAGTATTCAAGATTTTCAAGATTTTTCTCATCCTGTTTTCAAAAAGGGTAAGAAAAAAGTAAAAGGTATGGAAGTTGATTATTCAACAGGTATTGTACATCCTAATACTAAATCACATAATTTTGGTGGTGGTGAAAATGTTAAATACCTTAAAAAACCAAAAAGAATAAATGAAGCAACTGAAAGTCTTGTTGATTTAGATGCTTTAATGAATGATGATATTCAATATATTAAATTAGAAACTAATAAAAATAATTTTAAGAGTCCAAAAGTTGAATTAATTAGAGAAAACAATAGAGAGTCTATTATTGAATTTTTATTGAAAAATCAAGGTAATGAATTGCCTGAGTTCTATAATAAAAGACAATTTAATACTTTATCATTAAAAACTTTAAATGAATATTATAATAGATTAGTTCAAAGACTTGATTTAGTAAATGAAGAAGCTAAACCAAAAGCATTGCTTGATATTGAAAGATTAAAGAATCAAACCCAAAAAGATTCTAACAATTACTACAAGAAAGATGCTAGTAATAAAACTACAACAATGCTTGTTCAAAAAGGTGTAGGTGATGGTTTAACATATGATAAAGATTCTAGACAAAGAAAAGATATTCCAAAATATGATTACCAATCTGAAGCACAAAGAGAATATCTTGAAAAAATTCACAGAGGATTAGAAGATGTTCAACCTGAAAATGGTCCTAATGGTGAAGTTGATGCACAATGGTTAGCAAGAAAAGAAGCATTAATGAGTACACAAGAAGTTGGTTCTAAAGCATTTAAAGATTCACAAAAAAGAATTGAATTTAAAAATAAAAATAAACTTGGTACAAATAAAGCAGCACTTTTACAAAGAGACCTTCCTAAAGTTAAACAATCAGATAAAGTTTTAAAAGAAAATTCAAATTTTAATCTCGTAAAAGAAAATAATATTTTAGACCAAATCCAATCTTTTTACGTTGATGAGGATAATAGAAAAAAACCTGTTATATTTGATGCAAACGATGTCATTGAAATGGTCAATGAAAATAAATTAGTCGGCTGTAAAGAATTAACTTACAAGGGTTTAGGTCAAACTTTATCTGAAAACTTTAATGCAAAAGTATTAAACAAGAAACTTCTTTACTCAACCGATAGTAAGAAAGTTTACTTAGTTTAGTATGATGGATTTAAAAGACAAAAATAAAATATCAAAAGATAGCTACTATCTTTTATTTACTGAAAATGTAAACTACCAAAAAGTAGAAATATGTAAAGAGTTTATGAGTGACTATACTAAGTTATTCATAAACTCTTTTTTAGGTTTAGATGCTTTTGATAATCAAGAACAGATTAATGATTATATTAAATGGTGTTTCAATAAAAACTGTAAAGAATATAATGAAATATATAATTTTGACTTTTCAAATCAAGAAAAATTATTATCATATTTTACAACGTATTCTAATGAAATAATTACAAAAGATGTTGATTTAAATACATTACTTGTAAATTTATTGCGTATTATAAAAGAAAAATTCTTTATTTATAAAGAAAAAAACACAACAGAACTAAAAGAATTTTTAAATTTATATTTTTTATTTTTTAAATGAACATGAAAGCAAGATACTTTACTTACGAACAAAGACCAAAAGCAATTTATTATCTAACCGATATTAAAGCTGATTTATATCCTAATCATAATGCTGAAGATTTCTTTAAAGAAATTGAAAGTAAATGGATGAATAAACCTGATATTATTATTGTTGACGATAGAGACAATTCATATTTAGGTAGCGAAATTGAAATGTTTAATATTGAAAAATATTTAAATAAATTAGAAGAACTTAAAAAAGAATTGGATTTGTCAGATGACTAAAGAAGAAGAAGAAATCAATGCTCTTAAAAAAGAAGAACAACAAGAAGAGCATTTTTGGAAAGGTTATTCAAATAAATTAAAAGAACAAGTCCGTTCTGAAGATATCTTTGAAGAAGTTAAAAATTTTAATCAGTTAAAAATCAAGGAGAAAAATAATATTTTTAAAAAAATTATGAAAATATTAGGTTTTTAACTTATATTTAAGGCATAAATTTTAATTTTATGCCAGTTTCAAAACAAAGAAAAAATCAAAAACAAAAAAGTAAATCAAGAACTAACAAAATGTTAGATGATTCTAAAAGAATGACTAAAAAGTTTTTAGATAATTACCGTAAAATTATGGAAGCTAAAAATCAATCTGTTGAATCTAAAAACGAAGATTAATGACATTTATTAATAATTTAGAGTCACCAAAGTTTGACTTTAATGATATCTCTTTAGTGCCATCTATTCTAAGTAGAATAGAATCAAGAAGTGAAATTAATTTACCCTCACTCTTTCCTTTAATTGCATCTCCAATGAACTCTGTTATTTCAATTAGAAAAAAAGACAGGTTTAATGAAGAATTTTTAAATTCTTTACTCAAAGAAATGATGGTCTGTATTCCAAGAGGTTATGAGTACAACAGATATATCGAACTCTTTAAGCATAGCAGTCTTAACAAATCAATGTTTAAATCAATATCATTGCAAGACTTTAAATTGATTGAAATCAACTTTAAATTATTTGAAAGATTAATATTACAAGATGAATGTATATTAGTTGATATTGCTAATGGACATATGCGGAAACTACTTGATTTATCTAAATTGTTTATTAAGAACTTTCCTAATAAAAAATTAATGATTGGTAACATTGCTAATCCATATACATATGATGAATTTTCTAAAATCGGTGTCCATTATTGTCGTATTGGCATTGGTGGAGGTAGTGTGTGTACAACTAGTGCTAACGCTTCTGTTCATTACCCAATGGCTTCATTAATTTATGAATGTAATAGTATAAGACAAGCAAATAGACATGAATCTAAAATTGTTGCTGATGGTGGATTTAAAAATTTTTCAGACATCATCAAAGGTCTTGCTCTTGGAGCAGATTATATAATGCTTGGTGGAATTTTAAATAAATGTTTGGATTCCGATTCCCATCCTTATCTTTGGAAAAAAATTAAGATTACCAATATGGATTTGGCTCAATGGCTTTATAGAAATAAATTTTCTTTATATAAAAGACATGTTGGTATGTCCACAAAAGAAATTCAAAAAGTTTGGGGTAGTTATAAACTCAAAACATCTGAAGGTATTGCCAAATGGAATAAAGTTGAATATACTTTTGATGGATGGGTTGAAAATTTCAATGACTATTTGAAAACTACAATGAGTTATTTGAATTGTGCAAATTTGGAAGAGTTAAAAGAAAAAGCTAATTTTATATTCATTACAGAAAATTCATTCAGGAGATTTCATAAATAACAATAATGGCAGTAAAAGAGAAAATTACCTACAAAACATTTAAAGATGAAGAAGTA